CTACACCATCGTGGGCGACCAGGTCCAACTCGGCCCCACGCCGGACGCCGTCTACACGGTGAGCCTGGACTACTACCAGCGCTTTGCGGCGCTGTCGACCACGCCCACCAACTGGTTGCTGACCAACCACCCCAGCGTGTACCTGTTCGCCGCCTTGGCTGAGGCCAGCGGCTACGTGTTCAACGACGAGCGCATGCCCACCTGGGAGGCCAAGTACCAAGCCGATGTGCAGGCGCTGCAGCGCTCTGACGACACGGCCCTGCGCTCGGGTTCTGCGATGAGAGTGAGGACGCTATGACGGTTGAGACCGCCACCAACATCAGTCAGCTCAACGCGAGCTACCCGGCCGCCTCGGACCCCAAGAGCGAGGGCGACGACCACATCCGCTTGGTCAAGAGCACGCTGCAGGCGACGTTCCCCGGCATCACCGGGGTGGAGACGTCGTCGGCCACCAGCAACGTGGCCACCAAGGTGGCGACCACCAGCCAAGTGCAAGCGGCCATTCTGGCGGCCACAGGCATCACTGCGGTGCTGCCAGGGCAAGGCGGCAGTGGCGGCAAGTTCCTGCAGACCGACGGCACCAGCGCCAACTGGAACGCCGTGCACGACGTGCAGAACTACGCCGCCTCCAGCACGTGGACCAAGCCGGCCAACGCGAAGTTTGTGTTCATTGAACTGCTGGGCGCGGGCGGAGGTGGCGGCAACGCCAGCGGCCTTTTTTCCACTATGGGGTCTGGTGGCGGCGGCGGCGCCTATGTGGCGCGCATGGTCCACGCTGGATCGTTGCCCGCAACCTTGACTGTAGAAATTGGCGCCGGCGGGAATGCACAAAGCAACGGTGGCATGACGCGGGTTTACAACGGGGCCACCGATTACCTGCGCGCATACGGCGGCGGCGGTGGCGCGGAAGCGTCGTCTGCGCCTGGCGGCGGCGGCGGAGGCGGTTTCAGCGCAGGTCAAAACGGTGGTGGCACAGCCGCGGGCGGCCAAGGTAATGGCACCACCGCGGGCAACGCCGCTTTGGGCGAGTATGGCGGCAAGGGGTCCACGCTGACCCAGGGCGATGCATCGGTGTTTGGAGGCGCAGGTGGCGGCGCCGGAAACCAAAGAGCGGGCGGTTCATCTTTCATGGGTGGGCCTGGCGGCGGCGGGGGCGGGGGCTCAACCACCGCTGGCGCTGCGGGCGGCACCTGCGGCCGACTTATCACTGACACCGGCACGGCAGGCGGAAACATTGCTGGCGGCGGTGGCTCGGGGGGCGCGACTGGCGTTGCCGGCTCGGCTGGCGTTGCCCAAGTGTTTGGCCTTGCTGGCTCAGGCGGCGGCGGCGGCGGCGGCGCTAATGGCGGCACTCCCGGCGCTGGCGGCGCTGGCGGTTATGGGGCGGGCGGCGGCGGCGCTGGCTCACCCGGTGGGGTTGCAACAGGCGCCTCCGGCGGCGCAGGCGGCAACGGCTACGCCCGCATCACCACCTTCATTTGAGGACTCAGCATGCGTTACGCAGTGATCAAAGAAGGCCAGGTGCTCAACGTCATCGTGGCCGATGAATCCTTCGCAGCCGAGATCGGCGCCGTGGCCTGCCCAGCCGACTGTGAGCCCGGTTGGCTGTTTGACGGCCATACCTGGCAGGCCCCAGACCGCACGGCGGAGATGGCCGCCGCAGTGCGTCAGCGCCGTGATGAGCTGCTGGCGCAAAGCGACTGGACGCAAACTCCCGACGCACCGGTGGACCAAGCTGCTTGGGCCGCGTACCGGCAAGCGCTGCGCGACATCACCACGCAGGCAGGGTTTCCTCAGTCTGTGACCTGGCCCACGGTCTGACATGCCCATCGTCAAGATCAACGATTGCGGGCGGGGCTGGAACGCGGACCTGTCGGCCGAGGAGCTGGAGTCCGGCATGTGGTCCAGCGTGACCAACATGCGGTTTCTGAACGGCTACGCGCAGCGCTTTCGGGGCACCACCTCGGTATTCACCGCGCCCAGCATCGCGCCGTACTGGATCCAGGCCTACCAGACCACCACCAAGAAGTTCTGGGTGCACGCCGGCACGCAGAAGGTGTTTGTCGACGACGGCACCACGCGCACCGAGATCACCCCTGGCAGCTTGTTCACGGGCACGCAGGACGACCGCTGGACCGGCGGCGTCTTGGGTGGCGTGCTGGTGATGAACAACGGCGTGGACCAGCCGCAATACTGGGGGGGCAACGTCGCCAACGACCTGGCTACGCTCACGGGCTGGAACACCAACTGGCGTTGCCAAGCGCTCACCCCGTTCAAGAACTACCTGGTGGCGCTGAACATCACCAAGAGCGGCACCGCCTACCCGCACATGGTCAAGTGGAGCCACGCCGCAGTGGCGGGCACCATCCCCTCCAGTTGGGACGAGGCCGACGCCACCAAAGACGCCGGCGAGAACGACCTCGCCGAGACGGCGGACCTGTTGGTGGACGCCCTGCCGCTGGGGGACACGCTGGCCATCTACAAGGAGCGCTCGTGCTACGAGATGCGCTTTGTGGGCCAGCCCTTCATCTTCCAGTTCCGGCGCATGCCGGGCGAGTACGGCATGCTGGCCCGGGGCTGCGGGGTGAACACGCCCGTGGGCAACGTGGTGCTGGCCGCCGGCGATGTGATTCTGAACACCGGGCAGGGCATGGTGAGCATTGCCGACGGGCTGGTGCGCAAATTCATCTTCGACAACCTGTCGAGCGACAACTACAAGCGCGCGTTTGTCACCACCAACCCGCAGCGCAACGAGGTGCTGATCTGCTTTCCGTTCAGCGGCTCCACCAACTGCAACAAAGCCTGCGTGTGGAACTGGCAGACCAAGGTGTGGGGCCTGCGCGACCTGACCAACGTGACCTACGGGGCGAGCGGGCAGCTGGACTACAGCACCGCCACCACCTGGGCGGCGGACCCGGATGCGTGGGACTGGGACGAGACCACCTGGACCGGCAACGACTACGCGCCCAACGAGGCGAGGCTGCTGCTGTCCACCACCACGGCCATCAAGGCCTTCGACGTGGGGGCCACGGACGACGGCGTCACTGGCCTGACGGGCACCCTGCAGCGCACGGGCATGACGCTGGACGACCCCTATGCCATGAAGCTGGTGCGCGCGATCTACCCGCGCATTGACGGCCCCGCGGGCAGCCTGGTCACGGTGCGCGTGGGCGCGGCCATGAATGCCGACCAAAGCGTGACCTGGTCGGATGCGGTGAGCTTCACCATCGGCTCAAGCATCAAGGCCGATGCGTTTGTGCAGGGACGGTTCTTGGCGGTGGAGATGTCGGCCAGCGTGCCGTTTCGCGTCCGGTCGTTTGACTTGGACGTGGTTGGGACGGGAGCCTACTGATGTACCAGCCACGCTCTGTGCCGCCCGATGCGGCAGACCTGCCGGCGTTCTTGCAGCAAGAGCTGATGAACATCGCGCGGGCCTCCTTGGAGGGCAACCAGTTCTTGAGCCTGGAGATGCTCTACGTGGCCCCCGCCAAGCCGCGCGACGGCATGGTGGTGCTGGCCGACGGGACGAGCTGGAACCCCGGCAGCGGGGGCGGCTTTTATGGATACCGCGCCGGGGCATGGCGCTTCTTGGGGTAACGACATGGCAATCACGTTCAATCCAGCCAACATGACCACCGCCGAAGGCAAGGCGCGCGAGTACAACCGGCTGCGCCGAGCGGGCTACACGGATGCAGACATCCGACAGGCCGCGGGCACGCAGACCGACAGCGACTGGACCTACCTGCAGGATCTGGCGCGGAAGAACTCAGAGCTTGCTTTTAACCCGGCCAATCTGAAGACGGCAGAGGGCAAAGCGCGCGAGTACAACCGGCTGCGCGGAGAGGGCTTCACGGACGCGCAGATCCGCGAAGCAGCGGACAGAAGCATATCGGCTACTGGTGAACTCTTGCCTCAAGGCACCTTCAATGCCACAAGCCCGGACGCAAAAACACGGGCCGACCAGCTTACAAAAACCAACAATGAATGGGCTTACCTGCAGGGCCTGGCACAGAGGCAGGCCATGAGCCCGGAGCAACTGGCCAGCCTGCAGGGCTTGACACCGCAGCAGAAGGCGCAGGCCTACCTGGGCGGCTTGGCGGGCGGCAAGACCGACGCGCAGCTGCGCATGGAGGCCAGCGGTCTGTTCGGCATGCAGACCGACACCGACTGGAACGCGCTCAAGGGCATCGCGCAGAACTTGACGCCCGAGCAAAAAGCAACGGTCTACAACCTGGGGCTGAGCAACGGCCTGACCGACGCGCAGCTACGCACCAACGTCAACAACAACTTGGGGCAGCAAACCGACGCCGACTGGCAGGCGCTGACCACCTTGGCCACCACCCAGCGCGGCAACACCGCAGCCGGTGGTGCAGGCGGTGCTGCTGGCGGCGCTGCAGCGGGCGGAGCGGCTGGTGGCGCTGCAGGTGGTGCGGCTGGGGGAGCAGCAGGCGGTGCAGGTGGTGCGGCAGCAGACGCGGGCGGCAATACGGCCAACCCCTTCATGCCGCAAGCCCTGAGCAACCCCTCTACCTACAAGCCCAACCCGTACCTGGGCGAGATGGCGGGCGCAATTCGTCAGCAGGTCACCGACAACCTGCAGCGCAACATCCTGCCGGGCATTGGCAGCGCGGCGGTGGCTGCCGGCGGCTACGGTGGCTCCCGTCAAGGGGTGGTGGAGGCCAACGCGCTGAAAGACGCCAACCAGGGCCTGAGCAACTCGCTGGCCAACCTGTACGGCCAGGACTACAACAGCGCCATGAGCCGCAACCTGCAGAAGTACCAGGCGGACCAGGGATACAACCTAGGCCTAGGAAACCTGGGGCTGGGCTTTCAGAACAGCGCGCAGAACTACGCGCTGGGCATGGGCAACCTCGGCCTGGGTTACCAAAACAGCATGCAGAACTTCTACACCGCGCAGCGCGGCCAAGACATGCAGGGCCTGCAGCTGGGCGCCAACCTGTTCCAGCAGGGCAACACCGGCATGCAGCAGCAAGGCCAGGGCCTCTACAACCTGGGCCTGACGCAGCAGCAAGCGCCGTGGAACGTGGTGGGCAACTACACCAACACGGTGAGCCCGTTCACCGGCTTTGGCAACACCTCCACCAACACGCCAGGCAACGCCTTGGCTGGCGGCTTAGGTGGCGCCTTGGTGGGCGCTCAGCTCTACAACATCTTCAACAAGCCGTGAGGTCCGCATGAACTACCAAGACATCATTCAGCAGGCCTTGCGCGCCGGCTTTGGCTCCGGCATCGGCGGCAACCCGATGATGGCGCGCATCAACGGGCTCGAGGTTTCGCCGTACATGGAGATGACGGGGCAGTCTGAGCAGGACATGGGATCGCCCTACCAAGCCGGCTACACCGTCAGCACCCCACTGGGTGGCACCACCTACCGCACCGACGTGGTGGACATGAACGGCAACCTGCTGCGCAGCAATGTGCACGACGCTGGCTCGGACAAGTACGGCCTGGGCGACATGGCCAAGTTGGCGCTGGCGGCTTTGGGCGCCAACGGCATCGGCGCGGCTCTGGGTCAGCCCAGCATGTTCAGCGCGGGCGGGCTGCTTGGCGGCGGCGAGGCCGCCGCTGCAGGCGCTGGCGAAGCCGGAGGTGCCGGCTATGGCATCGGTGGCGGGTCATCCACGCTGACGCCGGCGGCCATTGAGGCAGGTCTCGGCACACCAGGCTACGGCTTCAACGCCTCGGCTGCAGCGTCTGGGATGTTCAACCCGGCCATGATCGGAGCTGGCGCTGGGTTGGCGTTTGGCCCAGCGGCTGCCGGCACGCTGGCAGGCGCTGGAAGCGGAGCGCTGACCTCGGCGGCCGGTGCGGGCGCTGCAGGCGGACTGCTCAAGTCAGCCCTGCCCATTGCCGGCGCAGTGCTGGGCGCCACCTCGGGCGGCAAGGACACCACGGC